CAACGCATCCGCACGGCTTTACCGTGCGTACTCAGACATTTTTGTTTATGTAGATGATATTGGTTCTACAACAAACCTAGTAGTTGCCGTTGATGAATATGGCAATGGTACATACTCAAAAACTTTAACTTTAAATCAAGATTACATTTTAGACCCATTAACTGCACCATCTTTAGCCAGGCCATACACACAATTGACTATGGTATCTAATACTGAAACCTGGCCAATATTTCCAGGGCTTACACAAAATGGCTTACGCCCAGGCGTTCAGGTAACTGCTAAATGGGGATGGCCATCAGTACCGGATGATATAAACATGGCTTGTTTGATTCTCTCAGCCGATCTCTACAAGCGTAAAGATGCGCCTGGTGGAATATTAGGACTAGGTGATTTAGGTGTTGTCAGAATGTCACCAATTGGTCGGGATGTTACGGCAATGGTTAGGGCATATAAAAAAGAAGTAATTGCATGACACCAAGCACCGTTAGAGATAATCTTAAAACCGCATTACAAACAATAAGTGGTTTGCGCGTTTTTGATTATGTCCCGGATTCTACAAATATCCCAACAAATAATGCTTTTGCAATTGTTGGTCAATTGACTATGAATTATGACTACACATTAAATAGAGGATTTGATTCTGCAACTTGCCAAATCATTGTTGTGGTAGGCAGAATGAGTGAGAGAAATGGGCAGGAAAGATTGGATGGGCTACTTGCTTCATCCGGTTCAACTTCAATAAAAACCGCAATTGAAGCTGATAAAACATTAAGCGGTGCTGTACAAACGCTCAGGGTTGTGTCTGCAAGCCCTGGAACAATTACATCCGCTAATATTGACTACCTAAGTTATCAATATTCGGTTGAGTTGATAGGTTAGTAACGAAAGGAAAAATATGGCCATATTTATGGGTAACAAAGTTGCCGTGATTGTAGGTACAACTACCATTACTGATCATGTCAGCACTGTAAGCCTTAACCGGGAGATTGATCAAGTTGAGATCACCGCAATGAACGATTCCGTACAAAACATGATTGGTGGGATTGAACGCCCAACACTAAATCTTGAACTGTACAATGATTTTGCATCTGCATCAGTGAACTCATTATTTGAGGATGCACTAGGTACTAAACTCAACATTAAGTTGATCCCAGTATCCGGTACAGTTTCAGCGACAAATCCTAGTTACACAATGTCTTGCCTTATTTCATCATGGACACCTGTTAATGGTGCTGTTGATGCAGTAGCAAGCGTAAGTGTTTCAATTCCGGTAACTGCATTAACAAAATCAACAAGCGCGTAATAAAGGAAAGGTGGGACAATGCACAAGATTGAGATTGTTAAAAAAGATGGAAAAAAACTTACTTATGATCTTACGCCATCTGTAAAGGTGGCTTTTGAAGCCGAATTTAAAACAGGCTGGCGTAAGAGATTAAGTGACCTACAAATGGAAAGTGATTTGTGGTGGTTTGCCTGGAAGCTTGAAAAAGATGCCGGCAAAACTGAACTAACATTTGGTGATGAATACATCAATCAATACTCAGATGTTGATTTGGTTTATGATTCAAAAAATGGATAGACCGGCACGGACAAATCTATGAAATCGCTACCGTGTCGGTGGCAACAGGTATCAGCCCTAAAGATTTACTAGAAGTTGATCCGGCGATTTATGCGGCCATAAAAGCCATTTTGCAAGAACGGTATTACAACAATAAGAAGGCAACAGTTAGGCGTAAATAATGATACTGCCGCATAGATCACTAAAGGCAATCTATGTTGAGAACTTAGATGTTGTAATGGACAAAATGAAAAAAATGGATGCTGATCTACAAAAAGAATTTAAAAGAGAATTGAACAAGGCTGTAAGGCCAGTAGCAAAATTAGCTCAAAGTTTTGTGCCACATTCACCATTCCCAGGTTGGCGAGATGTTGAGCCTTCCTATCCACCGGCATGGGGGTGGGCTAATGACAATGTTCATAGGGGTAGAACAATTGGCGAGAATAAAAGAAGCCGTTGGAAATGGTCACAATCAGAAGTAGTAGCCGGCATAAAATTAAGTAGTGCTAAAACAAAAGTACAAAGAGTAAAAGGCACAACATTTTCAGTAACCGCCTTAGCCGTAATAAACAAATCAGTGCCGGGTATAATTTATGAGTTGGCTGGCTTTGGTACATCAAAATCAAGAAGCCGAACAAGGCGCGTAAGCCGTAATAAAAACGCTAGTGAATCTTTTATTAGAAAACTAGATGGCACGGCTAATTCAAGCGCATATAAGGAAAAAAGATTGATTTACCGCGCATCACAACAATTAGGTGGGCAGGTAAATGATAATCTATACGGTGTGCTTAAAAAATATCTAGGTAAAGAATTTAGGGGTTAATCATGGCATTAAGTCAATATGTTGCTATTAACTTCTTAACCAAGTTTGATAAAAAAGGCTTAGAGCGTGCAACCAAAGAGTTAAAAGGTTTTGACAAGGTAGTTGCAACTGGCGCATTTAGATTAAAAGCGTTTGCAAAAGCCGGTGGTGTAGCGGCGGCGGCTGGCTTAACAATTTTTGCAAAAAAGGCTGTTGATGCCGCTTTAGCACAAGAACGCTTAGATAAATCTTTAAAGCTAACTTTATCTAGTATTGGCAAAGGTGGTTTTGCTACTGAAGTAAATGCATTTATCCAATCATTACAATCTGCCACAAATGTGTCAGAGGAACAATTAGTACCTGCACTGCAACAGTTAATTGCACAAACCGGCGATCTTGAAGCATCACAAGCATTTTTGACACTTGCTTTAGATACTAGTGCTGGTACAGGTAAAGATTTAAGCACTGTTATAGATGCCATCACCAAAGCTGCTGTTGGTAATTACAGAGCAATTGGCACATTGGGTATTGGTATCAGTGCGGCGCAGGCCAAAACATTAGGTTTTGCCGGCAGTATGCAATTATTACAAAAATATACCGGATCGGCAGAAGCGGCTACCTTAACGCTTGATGGGCAAGTTAAAGCATTTAAGATTAGTGCCGGTGAAGCAACTGAAACATTAGGCCAGGGCATGCTAACCGCTTTTGCAATTATCTCAGGCGGACAACCATTAATTAAAAATTTAGGTACTGATTTAGAAGTTGCGGCAAAACAATTTAGCAATATTTTTGTAGGCATAGCCGCAACCACAAAAGAAAAAGGTTTGGGCGTTTATGTTGAATTAGCAAAGGTAGCCTTACAAGGTTTAGTAGGTGAAACCAAAGCTTTGCAAAATTTAGAAAAAGCCGGCATCAAAGCATTAAGTACAGAAAAGCAAACCGCTAATCAAAGAGAAGATAGATTAAAAGACACTAAAAAACTATTAACATTTGATCAAATTATTGCCGATATACAAAAGAAAATTTTAGCAACTGAAAAATTAAACACAAAAGAAAAAACCGCACAGGCAGCAATTGATGATAAAAAGCGTAAATTAATGGCCATGTTTGATCTTGAACAAATAAACCTACAAGCCGCCTTGACTAGAAAATTGTCGGCTGAGGATGAAACACGCGTACGCATATTACAAAAATTAGCAGATGGTACAGCCGCCGCAGTTAATGAAGCTCAACGCTATGCAGATATTTTACAGGTCATAGAAGATGGCCAAATTACAACAGGTGAAGTAGAAATGTTGGCTAAAAAATGGGGCATTACAACTACCGAAGTGTTGATTTATTTAAGAACATTGTTTGCAAGTAATGATGAATTACGCAAGATGTTGGCTTTACTAGATGAAGTTAATAAAAAGAAAAAGCAAGAAGAATCTAAACCTACAACACCAATAGGTTTAACTAGAGAGTATCAACTAGAGCAGTTTGCAACTAATACTGATCCAAGAATTCAACTTGCCGTTTTGTCAGGACAAGCACCTAGTTCATTTGGACAAGAAGTTGTAGATAGTTTAAGAAAACAAGGTGCAACACCGGCTATGGCGGCAATGAGTGGTAGATACTCAGCGCAGGCAATTGCTTACTATCAAGGTCTTTTGGACATACCACGCATGGCAGAAGGTGGAATTGTTAATTCACCTACTTTAGCCATGATAGGAGAAGCCGGCACTGAAGCGGTGATTCCATTAGACAAAATGGGTGGATTTGGCACTACCGTAAATGTAAATGTTGCAGGCTCAGTTATATCAGAAGGTGAGTTACAGTCAGTAATTCAAGATGCCTTATATAACTTAAATAGAGCAGGCGCGGTAACTCAATTAACTAATTTAGGTAGATAATGCCAGCCGCAATATTCAGCGCAGAAATTGATTTTAGCAATGGTGCTTCATTTGATCCGGCTTTAGTGCTTGATGATCCGGCAACACCTTTAGATTTAGCAGTATTAGGTACTGTTGCCGCAGATGTTGTAGATATTACACCTTATGTAACTCAATGTTATATTAATCGTGCATTTAACAGATCATCAGATTCTTTTACAGGCGGTACAGCGCGTTTAGTTTTTGTTGATGAATCAGGTGAATTTAATCCAGCCAATACCGCATCAAGCTTATATGGCAAAATCAAACCAATGCGCAAGATTCGCTTTACAGCAGAGTATTTAGGCGTTACATATAACTTAGGTTCTTTTTATGTTCAGGAATGGAATTATCAAAGCCCTACTGGATTTGATCCAGCCTATGTAACTTTATCTTGTGTAGATGGTTTTCAATTATTAAATCTTACAACTATCACATCTGTTAGCGGTGGTACAGCCGGACAAACTACTGCACAAAGAATATCAAGCTTGTTGGATGCCGGTGAATGGCCAGGTGGTATGCGTGATATATCAACTACTGCAATTACAACAGTGCAGGCAGATGATGGATCATCAAGATCATTATTGGCCGCCTGCCAGGTTGTAGAGGGTACAGACTTGGGTGCGTTTTATATGGATGAACGCGGATATGCCAAATTCTTATCTCGCAATGACATCATAACCGCTTCAGGTGGCACTGTTACAGCCTTTAGTGATGTGCCAGGATCGGGTGATGTAACTTACCAGGCGGTTCAGTTTGATATTTCTGATTATCAGATGATCAATAAAGTCACAGTTACAAGAACAGGCGGCTCACCGCAAACTGCCAGCGATACTACAAGCATTGATGATTATTTCCAGCATAGCCGGGTAAGGGGCGGCATTATGCAAACTGATGCAGATGCATTGAATCAAGCTCAGATGATTATTGCATCCCGAAAAGAACAAGGCGTTGATATACAGTTAAACTCATTAACTGTTGATGCCTTTGGCGAGGATGATCCTAGCCGCGTTGTAGCCGCTTTAAATTTAGATATGTTTAACCCAATAGAAGTTACTCAAACCCTGCCAGCCGGCAATGTGGTCACAGATAGCGTTATTGCAGGTCTAACCTATCAAATAACACCTAAATCTTTTCAAGTGACATTTACATGCGCCCAACCTTTTGCATCAGGATTTTTGCTAGACTCTACCGTTGATGGAATTTTAGATGAAGATTCTTTGGCTTATTAGGAGAGTGTGATGGCAACTTTTTCAGTTGGTCAGGTATTAACGGCGGCTCAAATGAACAGCATAGCCAATTTAACCGTTAGGGCAGTTACTACAACTTCAGATACTTTTGTTTTGGCTGATGCGGATAATAAACTTATTACCTACTCAAACACCGGTACTACAACAATTACAATACCCCCCTTTAATACGGTAGCAATTACAACTGGATCAGTAATTAATTTAATTAAAATTGGCAGCACTGGAACAATAAGTATTACGCAAGGATCAGGCGTAACAATTGCTTCATCAGGCACGACTTCTACAAATCCAACAATTACAAAAACTTTTGGTGCGGTATCTTGTATTAAAGTCAGTACAGATTCCTGGTATGTTGTAGGAAGATTAAACGAATAAAACATGAATATCTTAGGGATATTAGCGCAACCATCAGTAACGCCAATAGTAGTAACAGGCGGCACTTTATTTACATCTGGTGGTTTTAATTACAGATTATTTACAAGCAATGGAACGCTTGGTGTAAGCGGTGGAACATTAACTGCCGATATTTTAGTTATTGCAGGTGGCGGTGGTGGTGGTGCTAGTGCTTCTACTGGTGCGGCAGGTGGCGGTGCTGGTGGATTTTTAGGATTTAGTTCTCAATCTTTGTCTGCTGCAAATTACACAGTAACAGTTGGTGGTGGTGGCAGCGGTGCTGCAGCAAGCCCATGGGGTTATGGCACAACTGGATCAGATTCACAATTTGGATCACTTACTTTAGTTAAGGGTGGCGGTGGCGGTGCTGGAGCTCTTGGCACTGGTGGAGTTAATTTGGTTGGATCAACTGGTGGATCAGGTGGTGGCTCTGCTTATTGGAATAATAATAGTGGTGGAGTAGCTGGTGGTAGTGCTACATCAGGGCAAGGTAATGCTGGTGGTTCAATAAATAGTTTTACTGGCAACAGAGCAGGATCAGGCGGTGGTGGTGCTGGTGCCGCAGGTGGCACAGTTACAACTTCAGGACAAGGTACTGCTGGTGGTGTTGGTTTAAATACTTATTCATCTTGGGCTTCCGCAACATCTACTGGTGACTCAGGTTATTATGCAGGTGGTGGCGGTGGTGCTGGGGATGTAGGCGGTGCTGCAAGTGGGGGAACAGGTGGTGGCGGTGCTGCTATAAAATCAACTACTGTAAGCGCAACATCAGGATCAGCAAATACAGGCGGCGGTGGTGGTGGATTATGGACTCAGGACAGCACACCAGGTTCAACAATTTATGGTGGTTCAGGTGGGTCAGGTTTAGTTATTGTTAGGTATGCAGTATGAGTCACTGGGCAGAAATAGATAATAACAATAAAGTTACAAGAGTTTTAGTTGGTGATAATAATGATCCAGCAGGTGATGAAGGTTATCAATGGTTAATAGATAATCTTGGTGGCACTTGGATTAAAACAAGTTACAATAACCGAATAAGAAAACAATACGCAGGTATTGGCTATTCTTATGATCCAGTTGCAGATGTATTTATTTCACCACAACCTTTTCCATCTTGGTCATTAGATCAAAATTTTGATTGGCAAGCCCCAACACCTAAACCGAATGAAGGATTATGGTATTGGGATGAAGAAAATTTAGCGTGGCAACAATTAGAGAATTAACAAGCCCTAATGGATGGCCGGCTAGTGAGGATCGCAAGGCGTTAGGAATTGAATCTTTTAATGTGCCAGGCACAAAGATAAAGCTTGCTTGTTGTAAGGCAGTTGCGCCATTGCTTGTTAATTTTGCCAAAGAATTTCATGAGCTAGTTGAATCAATTGATGAAGGCCAACTAGATGATTGGGGTTATGCCTTCCGCATGACTAGGGGATCAGATCGGGTTTTAAGCAATCATTCATCCGGTACAGCCATAGATTTAAATGCAATTAAACATCCTTTGGGCAAGTCAAATACATTTAATAAGCATCAGCGTAATACAATTAACCTACTGATAACTAAATATGGGTTAAATTGGGGTGGCAATTACAAAAAGCGCAAAGATGAAATGCATTTTGAAATAGCATTAACCAAGTATGAAGTTGAACAAAAAATAAAACAGTTAGGATTAAAATGAAATTAGATAAAAAGAAAAAAGAAATTCTAAAGTCATATCTAAGAAGCGTTGCCGCCGCTACTGTTACAACTGCTTTGGCTTTAGTTGCAGATGTACGCCCCGAATTGGCAATTTTGGCAGGCGCGGTAGTTGCGCCTTTGATGCGTTATCTTGATCCAAAAGATAACAAATTTGGCATTAACAGTTAATGAGCGTAAATGATTGGGCGGCCTTAGCAGTATCTACGGTCACCATTTTAGGTGCATTAGTAGCCACCGTTCGGTGGTTAGTAAAGCATTATCTAAGTGAGTTAAAGCCTGACAATAATGGCCGTCATAACCTAGAAGGTAGGGTTGCGCGTATAGAAGAAAAGTTAGACACGCTTTACCAAATACTCATTACAAGGAATTAAGTCAGCCTAATCCCCTACCCTATGGCCATGAAGATGTGTGTGGTTGTACCTAGTAGGGGTAGGCCTGAAAATGCAGACCGCCTAGCCAAAGCATTTATTGATACCAATGCTAATGCTGATCTTTATATTGTTGTAGATAATGATGATCCTAAATGGAATGAGTACGCAAAAAATGAATCTTATACAATGTTGCCAGCAGATAATAAAACAGGTGGTTGTGCCGCTTCTCTTAATACCGGTGCGGTTTTGCTTTTGGATATTACTAAGTTTCCTTTATATGACTATTTTGTTTTTATGGGTGATGATCACCTTCCTAGAACCCAAAAGTGGGATCAGGCACTTATACAAGCGTTAAAGCATGATGCAGGTATCGCCTACGGTAATGATTTATTACAAGGCGAGAACTTACCTACCGCTTACGCAACTAGTCGTGAAGTAGTCAATGAGCTTAGGGGTATGACATTCCCAGGGTGCATACATTTATTTTTTGATAACTTTGTTAAGCAATTAGGTATTGATTTAGGGTGTTTAAAGTACTTACCTGATGTAATTATTGAGCATCTACATCCGGTGGCAGGCAAGGCCGAAATGGATGAAGGTTATGCCAGGGTAAATCAACCTAAATGGTATGAAGAAGATTTATTAACATTACAGAAATACATAAGATCACAAGAATATGTTGATTTAGTTAATAAATTAAAATGAACATTTTAATTACAGGCTCACATGGCTTTGTTGGTCGTGCCTTTAGGCGTGCGTTACCACATGCTAATTTAACTTTAGTGGATTTAAAACAAGGAGTTGATTGCCGTAAGTTTTTTGCTTTAGAAAAAAAACAATATGATCTTGTAATTCATTTGGCCGCAGTGGTCGGTGGCCGGATGCTTATAGAGAATGAACCGTTAGCCTTAGCGGTTGATCTAGCCATTGATGCCGAGTTTGCATCTTGGGCAATGAGAACTAAGCAACCCTATCTTGTTTATTTCTCATCATCAGCCGCTTATCCTATTGAGCTACAAACGCTAAGTAAAAAACGCCGTTTAAAAGAAAAGGACATCAATTTTAATAAAATTGGTAAGCCTGATATGACTTATGGTTGGTCAAAACTAACCGGCGAAATGTTAATGAATTACTTGCGTGAAGAAGGCACAAAGGTACTAACCCTTAGACCATTTAGCGGATATGGCACTGATCAAGATTTAGATTATCCATTTCCATCTATTATTGAACGCGCTATTATGAACGCAAACCCATTTAACATTTGGGGCAAGGCAACTACTACTAGAGATTTTATACACATTGATGACATAGTTGATGCGGTGATAACTATGGTTAGAAATGCTTGCAATCAAACTATAAATCTTTGTACCGGCAGACCCACAACCTTTTTAGAGTTAGCTTCAATAGCCTTAAAAACCCTGGGACATGAAAAAACACATAGGAAGAATTTTAAGGTTTTGACCGATAAGCCGGCAGGTGTGGCCTACCGGGTAGGCGATCCCACCATGATGAGTGATTATTACACCCCAAAAATCAGCCTAGAAGAAGGCGTTGAGCGTGCCATTCGCGGCATTGTATGATCTAAAATTGGCTTACTATGGCCACTAAAAAAACCAATAAAACTACAAAGCGCAGAAGGCGTGCGCCGCGTAAGGCTGATGCATTGAATAAATTAGAAAATCATTACATAACATTAAATGAGATGTACCGTGCGGCAAGAGCGGCAGGTTTTAGTAGTGAAGTTGCATTTTGGTTAATTACAGAGCCAGGTGCATCAATGCCTGATTGGGTCAATCCAACAAAACCACATGAGATCATTCCCCGAATTGATCCAACAGATGATGAGGATGAAGATTAAGCGCGATAAATCATTTAACGCACGCTACCTTGTGGTTAGTGACCTACAAGTCCCATTCCAATTTACAGAAGCCGTAATTAATCTAAAGAAATTAGTTAAGGCTTTTAAGTTTGATTTAGTTTTAAATGTGGGTGATGAAATGGATTTCAATACTATTTCTAGGTTTGCAGATGGTAAAGCTGAATCCTTTATGCAAACCCTGGGTCAAGATCGTACAACTTGCCAGGATATTCTTTATGATCTAAAAACAGATGTAGTAAGTAGATCAAATCATTCTGATCGCTTATACAAAGCCATATCCCGAATACCTGGATTGATGGCATTGCCTGAGTTGCAATATGCAAAATTTATGTCATTTGATGATCTAGGCATCTACTACGCCAAAGAGCCATATCCAATACCTGGCACGAACTTTGTCCTATGTCATGGGGATGAAGGTGCTATATCTAAGATTTCCGGTCAGACCGCATTGAACATAGGCCGTAGGTGGGGGCGTTCCGTAGTGTCGGGGCATACTCATAGGCTGGGCTACACATGCCACTCAGAAGCCTTTAATGGCCGATTAGAGAGGGTTTTAGTAGGGGTTGAGTGTGGTCATACCTGTGACCTGAAAAAAATGGCTTATACGAAAGGCTACGCCAATTGGCAGGCCGGTGCGGTCATCATCCACATCAAGCGTGGCAATGTGAGCGCAGAGATGATCCCATTTAATCTTGATGGCTCATTTGTGGCTATGGGTAAGGCCTTTGGGTGAGGTAGATCACACAACACGACACGCTTGGCAATTGCATTTGTCGGTGGGGTAGTGTTTAATTGCATTTACAAACGCAATTGACCGGAAGGGGTTAATAGTGAAAACTACACAAGATAAAATATGCAATTGCAATCAATACTGTTTAGATACGATCTGTATAGCAAGTGATAGTAATTTACGCGTGCGTAAATGCTGGTGTGCTGACTGCAAAATTGTTCGCAAAGAGATTAAAAATAATGCGTACAAAATAATTTTGGTGAACGCATGAAGCTCACAAAAAATCAATTTGAAGGCTTAACAGAAGCTCAGATGGAATGGGCTGGCAATACAGATTGGTTACAACAAAAAGACCGATTTGAAGATTCAATTTGTTGGTCACATCAATTCATTTATTGGGTAGAAAACTATGCATCAGTTGTATTGGCTACCGAATATCTAAGACAAAATCGTTGGGATTACAGCATTTCTTATGACAATGCTATGGATCAATATTGTTTTACAACTAACTATGCCGGTTCTTGGGTGAACGCATGAATGCCATAGCCTACGCAGAAAAAGGTTGGTTTGTTTTACCACTAAAGCCACAATCTAAAGAGCCATGCAAGTTTTTAAGGCATGGTTATCTTGATGCAACAGATGATTTAACAATCATTAATAAATGGTTTAAAGCTCATGACAATCTAAACATTGGCTTAGCCATTGCCCAATCTAATTTAGTTGTATTGGATTTTGATAAGCGCAATATTGCATCTAGGACATTGTGGGAACAATATCGCCGGATATGTGTGGCATCTAATACGCACACTGTTAAAACAGATAACGGCTATCACTTCTATTATCTTGCAGATAAATCAAAGCAATTCAAAGGCAAGGTAATACCAGGCATAGATATTAAACATAAAGGTTATGTTGTATTGCCGCCATCTATACACCCAAATGGCAGTATCTATGAAGTAATTAACAATGTAGAGCCAGTTCATTTACCAAATGAGTTAGAAAAGGTGATGGTTTGGAATTAGTGAAATACGATAAACAAAGCGGTGCTTATGTTGATGAAAAGCGTAAGCATTTTGTAAAGGCTTCTTTGATACGCCAACACGCCAAAAAATCAATTGGTGCTAGGCAGATCAGAGGAAGGCTATCAGCCAAAATGGTTGAAGCTTATTGGTTAGACAAGTTCAAGGAAGTGGTGAAATATGAACTATGAAATATTTGGTTGGTTAATGGTAATCAGCCTATTTACGCTGGTAGCACTGTTAATAGTTGCTACATGGATCGTTGCCGTTGAAAACGGTTATGACAAAGGATTTAAAAGCGGCTACAAGCGCGGCACTGCCGATACCAGGCAAACTAATGTAAAGGTAGAAAAATTTACAGTTAGAAGTCATCCATCAATGCGCCAAAAGATGCTTGAAGCTGATAATGAATATTTAATGGAAAAGGTTGT